GGGAAAACCCCAGCTCCTGGCGTGGAACTGGGGTGTGATCGTGGGGCCACCGGGGCCCCACACTTTACGACTATTTTACCTGCTTATCACGTTTCTACATGTTTGCTACCAAGGTGGCGTGCCATATTTATGCCACATAATCAAACGTTCTTTTAGCCATATTGTGCGCTTTCGTACGTCATGATCCATCCTAGATGCTTGAAAATCTCCCGGATATCTCTCCCTATCTGAAGCCAGCCTTCCCACTGTATTTCTTCCGGCAAATACTCAGATGGGCGCCCAATTTTGAAATACTTTCTTTCGAAGCAACTTTCGGACAAAATAACTAGGTGATTGGTTTCCATACGTATTCTTCCGATAACGTCACCGGGGTTCCGGCGGTATAGATGAATTGCGGAACCAGGCGCTAGGTTCGATAAGTAGCGTGGCGAGTTCTCTAGGAAAACTTCGTATTGCATCGTGGAAGCCGTCATTTATTTCTCTCCTTTTTCATCACCCGTGACGGCACTCCGGCGCTGCTCCCACCCAATATGGTCTGCTACATGCTGGGATATACGCGGCGCGCCGGGCGGATCTGGATAGGTATCTAGCAGCTCGAAGAGTGTTACTGCCACATGGAGCCGCATTTCACGCTCTTGCTGCATCGCTTCCATCTTAGCCTCTAGGCTGGTGACACGCCCCGTTAACCATTCCCGTAGCTCTTGCGAAGCCTTGTCGACGGCTTCGGATTTCCGGGCCAGAGCCGCCGATTCCGCAGCATCTTTTTCAGCGTCTGACCGTGCCCAATCCACTTCCGCCCTGAGCTGGCCCATTTTGGTATCCGTATAGATCTTATACCAGGTGCCGGCGGCACCTATCAGGGCTAGTACAACCGCCTCCGTGGGGGATATAAGCTGCCATACGTGCGACCAAAACCCCCCTTGAGCCGCGACAATAGCTAAAGCTATACCGGTAAAATCCATTGCTCACTCCTTTTTTCATCTATTTATATACGGATTTATGGCATGCGCCGGGGGTAGGCGACACGAGGTTTTACCAGCACAAACATACATTGCTACCCCCTAAAATAACCCCATTTCACAAGTAGGCTTGACAAGAATTTGGTTGGTGTGTATATTGGATCTTGTCAGGCAGACGAGAGGGAACCATCCCTCCACCTGATACTGATTGGAGAAACACCATGGCCATTATCGTTGCCACCCCGCCGCAGGTTGAAACCCGCTCTTGGACCCACCCACGCACCGGCGAAAACCGCCGCTACGTGCAAAACTGGAAAGAAATTATCGAATTTGAAGTGGGCTACTCCAACGCCGGGAACGTCACCTACTCCACGCTGAAGGGCGAAAAGGTCGCTCACGCCCGTGCTGCATCCCTGCTAAATGTCAAGGTTTGGCTGGATAGCCAGAACAACATTCATGTGGATCATCTTTCCGGCAAGGGTGCCACCCTGATTTCGGCGGAGCGGATTATCGCCGATATCGCCGAAGCCCTCAACCCGCCAAGCCTCACCAAAAAAGCAGAGGAGAAAGCCGCTCAGTGGGCGGAAAAAATCGCCGATTTGTGCAAAAAAGCTATCGGAACGCTAGAAGTAGCTGATTCGCTGGAAGAAAACCCGCAGATCACCCAGCCATGCGTGGATGACGCCCGTGAGCGGGCGGTAAAAACCGCCGAAAAAGCAGAAGAAATGCTTCGTGAACTGGAAGAACTATCAGAACGGTGGATCACCGAATCGGTGAAAGAATCTTGCGAGAAAGCCCGCGAAGCGGTGAAATCCATGCGGGAGGGACTCCCTCAGGCGGAAGCTGATGTGGAAGAGTCCACCGAAGACGCTTTAGAACCAGAAGATAATGCCGCTGAAAAAGCTGCTCACGACACCTTTTGGGGATTGAAAAAGCAGGCTTACGGTCACGTGGATGTCGCTAAAAAAGCCCTCGATGAGGCAAAAAGCACATTCGATGATGCTACAGCCCGGCGCGCTACGGAGTCTGCCGCTGCGGCGTTTGATGCAGCTACCAAAGAGTGTGAGGGCATGAAGCAGGCCACTGCTGAATACCCGCAGCCTAATGCTGGTTTTATCCTCTCAATTCTGGAAAACGAGCTGGCATTCATCAAGGTGGGTATTCGCCAAATTCGTGCCGAATTGCCGGAGGCACAAGACCCTGCTGCGGAAGCGGAGGAAAAAGACTTTTGGGCACTGTATGACCAGGCATCACAGACCGTTGAGAGCGCCGGGGAGGACAGCGACACTGCCGCTGAAATGGCGGAAAAAGGCGATATGGAATCCGCTCAAGCCATGGTAGAAAGCAGCTCCGCGAAAATTGCCGGCACTAAAACGCTCCGGGATGAAATGATAGCCGCATTGGGTCATGAGCCCGGCACTCGGAGCAATCGGCAGCACTATGTGCATCAAATCAACTACACGATGGCTAAAATCGTCGAGGAGCTCGAAGCCGTACGCAACCAAATTGCTAAAGCGCCAACCGCGGAAATGGTGGAAGAACCTACCGAAGAAGCGGACCAGGATTCCGTGCTCAACGATCTTCTGACCAGCGAAAACGAACAGGGGAGCAACCTTACTTTTGACGAGGCTTCCCGTGAGGTATCAAAAGCGGTACAGAAAGATATCGAGGAAAAGTTCGACCGGGGTATCAATTCGGCTAAAAATCTTCGAGCTGCTGGCGCCACCGTGGACGCCGATAACATCATGAAGCGGCTAGAGAAATTGATTACGGGATACCCGGTTGAAAACGAGCGTGACCAGCGTCAATATGACTATTTCACAGAGGAGATCAAAACAATGGATCACATCAAACCCCGCCAAAAAGGCGATATCGTGCAAACCCTTTTCGGCGTGAAGGAGGCAGAAGCCGTGAACGAATTGCAGGCAATGTACAAAGATGCCGTAAGACTTCTCGATGATGCGGAAGTCCTCCTTGAAACAAAACCGGTCAATCCAAAAACCATTGTTGAGCTGCTAGACGCTGCGAAAACCATTTACAATCAGGTCATTTCCAGCATTGAGAGCATCAACCCGGGCATGCTGGGGGCAAAACGCACACTCGATAACCTGCTGGCGGACTGCTACAAGCTTCGGGTACGCCGGGATCATATCGAGGAGAAAACCCCCATTTTCACACTCGCTCAGGCCCATGAGGTCATGACGAACGGCAGGCGGGAAATGGTAGAGAATTTGAATCTCGTATTGGACTGCTTGAGCGAAAAAGACCTTCTGCGTGCTAAAACATTCCGTATCGAGGCTCACGAATATCTCGAAATGATGCATAACGCTATGCGAATCATCGAGGAAGCCGGCAGCCTCTCCCCTGAGGAGTACATGGCGATGCAAAAACGCATGCAGAGCGGTGAAACCCTGTACCGGGGGATTGAGGACCGGATCCGCCGGTGGGAAATGCACCAGGGCTTGCACCACATGGACGACTCTTGGCGGTGGATCCCATGCCCTCGTGCTGCTGAGCGGGGCGAGATTCAGGAAATCGCCACGAATCGGAAACCGGATTCCGGTATCGAGGTGACCCTGACGGTGCCGGAAACCAACCTGAACGCCACCGCTGTACACATGACCATTATCACGAGGGATGAGAAAATGAACCCCGTCAAGCCCACCTACGATTCCCGCAGTGAGAGCGATTGGGACACCATGAATGACCTGCTAAGCAACTACAATAATAATCCTGTGAGCTGGCAAAACGTTGCGAAAGACTGGGTTGAAATGCTCAAGCAGTGGCTCTAGCCCCATAGGGGATACTCCCCTTGAAACAACTAAGGGCCCCGTTTCCGGGGCCCTTAGTGGATGAAAAAACTTGAACTAGCAACAATCATCGCTTCCAGAAAAATTGTACGAAATTTTATCTGGTTTTACAAGCTAAAATCCCCCGGACCGTGAGAACCCGGGGGATTTAGATGGATATGAACACCAGTTTTCCACTCTCGCTGCTATCGCTGCGTACCAAAAATCTACCACATTTATTCCTGTAGGCGGAAACAGGAAAGCCCCGCCTGATGCGGGGCTCCCCTGATGAAAAATAAAAATGATGCACGGTCGATTATAACAGGGTTTCCCCACCAGCGGCACCAGAACCACCAGTGGTGGTTTCTGACGCTTCTACGGGACTGCTAGGCGTCTTCTCGGCTGCGCTATGGGCGGCACCACCCGGCGCGGTTTCACCGGTAGGTGTTGGCGTGAGGTCGGTTGTGGCCACGACGCCGCGGGGCCCAATGGGTTCGGTCGATATCGAGGTGAGGATCGAGTACAACGCTGCTGTACCCGCCAGACCCAGCATAACTTTCCACGGTAGATCCATGATAAGCACGTCAGTGGTCCAGCATCCTGCTGCCGTCTGGGCTGCGGTACGCAGCGCGCGCCCCAGGGCATCCTTCCAAAATGTGATAGTCAGCATGATTTATTCGGCTTCTTTCTGGGAGGACTTCGAGGCTTCACCGGAGGGCTGGTTATCACTGCCGGCGGTGAGGAGTTTTTCAATCCGGTCTAGCCGCTCCGGGAGCGTGGCCACGGTTCGGGCGATTTCCGGCAAAAGCCGGAGCTTGTCGGCAATGTAGTCGGTGAGGGTTTTCCCCTCGGTTTGTTTCCAGCCGGAGAATTTCGGCTTGTCCCCCTCCCATTCGGGGCCTACGAGCTGATCCAAAATCCAGCGTAGCATTTGTGATTCTCCTTCATCTTTAGTCATTGGGGCGGGCATACCGCCAGTGAACAAGTGTTCGAGTTCAGCACGGGTGCCGCGGTAAGCATTGATATCCACGTCATAGCCAGCAACCCGTGCATTGGAACCGAACTGCCAAATAGCGGGTTTCTGATTTCCTAGCGGGTAATCCCACTGCGGGTGAGAATTACCCCCGTACAGGAGCCGTGGCGCGCCATGAGGGTTGTCCCCATAGGCAGCTACCCACATGGCGCCGAACCGGTGGGAATCCGGTTCACCACCGTGGATTCGCTGCTCCCACCAAGGCACATAGGTATACACGCCGGGCACTCTCACACCCATCATTTCGAACAGGCGTTTAGCCTCCCAAATGTGGTCCTCAGTCAGCCCGGCGTCAGTCTCACAATCTAACCACACGGGGAGTCGGTGGTTATCCCCCATAACCTCTAGAGCAGCACCTACCTGCTGCTGAATGCTGGTGCCCTCGTTGGGGTTCCGCAAATAGCAGTAGGCGGCACTCACGAGCCCCGCAGCGCGGGCGTCATCTACGTGACTGCGGTAGGTACGATCCTGGTAGGTGCCGTCACTAGTGCGGATAATAGCGAAGTCGATACCCTCATTGGCTGCTGCAACCAGGCTCATGCCATCCTGGTGCTCTGATACATCTACGCCGAATATCGTACCGGTGACGTTATTCGGCACCGTGTTATACGGCAGCGGGTGAGGGCAACCACGTAGCCACTCCTCAGGATCCACCAGCCGACTACCATAGTCGTACTCGTGTACGCCTAAATGTAGATGCGGACCGGTTGATTCGCCATTGCTGCCCACATAGCCGATGAGCTGCCCAGCGTGCACCCAATCCCCCACCTTCAAGCCGGTAGCAAATGCATCCCACATGTGACCGTATTCGGTGCAGCCGCCACCCTCACTATCCGGGTGGTCAAGCACGATCCACTGCCCGTATCCCTGGGCTGAGCCGATATACTGCACCGTACCGCCGGCACATGCGTAGAACGGTGTGCCGTCAGCTGCCCCGAAGTCCAGCCCACTATGATGGGTGCCCCAGCGGGGCCCAAAACCGCTAGTCAAGGTGTACGAGTCTTGAAGCATTGGCCACTGTCTGGCCATGATAATTACCCCTCCCTCAGTAAAAATATTGCCCCCATATTCAACCCGGCGCGCCGGGGAGACTGCGTATATGCGACAAACCCCACCAGGGGGGCACCTTGGTGGGGTTTAGGCATAAAAACGGGGGCAGCATGCTTAGCATGCTGCCCCGGATACTCCTTCACCACATGGGCGACGAGCTACTAAAACCCTAACCCACAACCCGGATATTGCACAAAAACAGCGGAAAGCCGGACCACCTAGATAGGAAAGTTTACCTGCTCATGGCGCGGATAAAATCTATTTCCTTCCCCTGCTTTGAGAGTTGATTCCACACACCACGAGGTGATTTATCAGGCTGGGAAAGCACCGGAGTCATAGTGAATCTTTCGGGGGTTTGTTCGAACTCCACCCTCATAACCCTTAGGGTTTGTTTTAGCCCGGGAATGCCTAAATCCACCTCAACAGTGTGCCCTTCCCAGATGGTTTGCATGTTCGAAAGCGATTTCGGACCGATAGCAAAAGGCGCACTAGGGTTGAGCTCGACTTCCAGCTGTGAAGATTCCTGCAGAGAGTCGAAATAGGCATCGACGTTTGCGCTAGAGGTTTGAACCGCTTTCCCCCGGTGTTCCCAGCCACTGGCCCACAAGAATTTTGGCGTTTGTATACTGATATGGGATTGATTCCCGACATCAGCGACCATTTCTTTCGCCTGAGAGCCGAACGTTCGTAGCCGCCAGCTTTTTATATCACCGTTTCCTCGGCTTATCGTATAGGTGGGTTTCTCCGGGAATTTTAGAACCTGTACTCGGATCATCCAACGACCTTCATGCCCAGGTGTTACAGTAAAATAAAACCCACGGCTAGCTAATGATAGTCGTACCATATCGCCAATACTGTTGGACTCCTGATTTTCACCTGACCAAAATTCTGGTGACTCATCCCATTCAGGTAAGAAGACTTCAAAAAAATACCGGCGTGGCTCTAGCGTCATTCCAAGTTTTTCTGACATGAGTTTTTGCATCATGGTAGACCCATTTGCCTTGGTGACAGGGAAATTAAGCGGCATTGGTGTGCCATATACGAAGCCGCCACCGTCCACTAAAGTCATTTCCACTATCGGCGTGTCCTCAGTGTCATCACCTAAAATATTGACCTCACGAGGACAATACAGATTAATGCGACGATTAATAGTTACCTTCACTAAATAGCCGCCCTTGCAGTTTATTAGGTGGTTAATCTGAGAGGAATATAGGCAGCGGATAAACAAATCACATGGCCCATCACAAGCACCTATAGCACCTTTGATATAAGTAACATGAGGTAGCAGACCGAACGACTCCCCCCAGGCACTAACAATTTCAAGCTTGATAGGTTCACTATCCCATCCCCAGGGCGTCAAATATTCTGTAGCCAATTTCCTACCTCTCTAGAACGGTGTAGCATAACGTTGATGCAGCGCAACGTATACATCGTCAGCTAAATCTTTTGGTAAAATAACCCGCATATCATCTGAAAGTGGCGCCATAGGACCTGATATATACCCCCAGACCGGCAGCCCCTGACTCGAAACCTTCCTCTGCATCGGATCAGTCTCAATTGTTAAATAGCCGGTAAATCCTTTCGCTTTATTCGTTATTTGCATTAGACTGCCCTTCGCCCCAAACTCGGTTTTACTAGGAGTCTTCTTAATATTTCTAAATATATACGTAGGATACAAGGGAGCCGATTTCAAAAGCGCTAAATCCTTGTTGGACAGTGATTTAGTTAACTGTAATTCATCACCACTAACAACAGCTCCTCCCGTATGCTCAACCGCTACTCCATTGGAAAACTGCCACTGGAAAACTAATGTACCCCACCAATGGGAAAAATTACTTGTCAATATCCACGGCTCAATCGGCGGCTCAGCAAACCTCATGCCTGGGTCATACGGAAAGCTTGTACCAGGAACTTTAGCTAACCTAGCGTCAATATACACCGTGGTGCCATCTGGCCTATCTATAAGAAGCTTGCCATCTTTCAATGCCGAATTCGCTTGATTCCACCATTCCATATGCAAGTTGTACCATGCCGTGGAAGATAAATCCGGGTTGATTTGGATAGCCAAAGCAGGCTCTATTTTCCCATATTTCACCCCGCGAATATTCACACCTGACTCATCATAATTATAGGAAAACTCCCCCATGAAATTGGAATTATTCATATCCAATTTCACACCCTGCGCACCCGTAGTCAAATTCCAAACCTTACCATTTGGAGCTTCCCAACGTACCGTTAACATTAAAAACCACCTCCACGAATCTGAGCAGCCCGCTGCATCGCCTCAATCTCACGCAACGGAGCTGTAGGGTCAGCCGCCACCACAGTGCCCACATGCACGGAGTAATCACCACCCAGCCGGCTACCCGGCGCGCCGGGATTATTGCCAACAGCATTGGTGGCGCTTACTACTGAATCTAGATTATTTCGTGTTGTAGTGGCAATTTTCGCGGCAGCTGCTGCGGCATCAGCGGCGGTATCTGCGATGCCCCGGGCGAATGCGCTACCGACTGCTTGACCGGAGTAGAGGACCCAGCCACGACCGGAGAACGGACCCTTCTTCGCTGGTGAGAAAGGGAAGAAATCCCGGGCGGCTTGGACCACATCAGCGGCAGCGTCTTTGACATTACCAATCATTCGCTTGATGCCGTCAATGAATCCGCGGATTAAGGCTTTGCCGGAGTCGAAAAGGATTTTTCCAACATTCCCCAGAGCTTCAAGAGACCGGCTTGGGATTGATCCCACGTAGTCGAGGATGCCACCAACACCGTTACTAGCAGCGTCTTTCAGATCAGACCAGGCCTTAGAGAATGTGCCGGTGAGCACGTCTTTGATTCGGTAGAAAGTATCACCTATCGTGCCGGCGAAACCTGCTACTGTATCAAGACCGATAGAAACACCCTGGTGAAAGTGCTCTTTCACGCTCTCCCAGGCGGCACTGGTGAAACCGCTGATTTGCTCACCCGCGATTTGGAATACACTAGTCGTGGTGTTCCAAAAACCGCTGATCGTGTCACCTGCGGCGCTAGTAGCGTTGTTAAAGCCCGTGACGATCGTATCCCCTACGCCAGAGAGCCATTCACCAAATCGGCTGAAACCATCGCTAATGCTCTGGCCTAAATCGCTGAAAAAATTCTCGATCTCAGGCCAGTGATTCACCAGGGCACCGACCAGCAGGCCCACAGCCGCCACCACAGCGCCTATCGGATTAGCCAGCACCACGAAAGCGCCGACCACACCCATGATTGCCGGGGCCATGGGGATAAGGATCTCGATAATTTTTGCAAATCCCTCAATCATCGTTGCGATTGTCGGGATCATCGGGATAAGAATTTCCGTGGCTAATTCCGCCAGCTGAGGGATGAGCGGAGCAACGGCTAGCAGGATATCGGCAATTGCCTGAGCCACCACCGGCAGCAGTGGCGCCATGGCTGTGATTCCTTCGCCGATTGCCTGAGCCACCACCGGCAGCACCGGCGCTAGCGAATCAAGCGCAGGCTTGAGGGATTCCAGCAGCATTTGCACGAACGGAGCGAGAGCTTCAACCGTTTGCACGAATGCCGGCGCCAAAGTGGTTAGAAAGATACTTCCTAGCTGCCCAACAATTGGCAGCACTGCATCGACTGCGCCCGCCATCATGCTAAAGAAATCCGTGAGGGTGGTCATACCCTCGGCGCTGTTTACCCAGTTATTCAGGGCATCAGCGCCGGCGCCTAGCATGCCTAGGAGTGGGCCACCACTGGCAGCCATGGCAGAGAAAACGCCACTGACGATTCCGCCTAGGTCTTGGACGAATCCCCAAAAGCTCTTGAGCGTTTCGAGCGCACGTTCGAAATATGCGGTAAGGGATCCGTCTTCGAACCCGGCAACCATCTTTTGGGCCCACGCTTCGGCCATTTCGGCGATTTTTTCCGAAAGCGCGGAAACAATCGGCGAAGCTGCCGCCCCGGCGGCAATGATCCCTTGGAAAAGACTTCCAAGGGTATCGCCTACGCGACCTGCGATATTGGCGGAGTTATCGAGCAGAACATTAAATGCCTCAAACCCGCTACCTTGCGTGAGGAAATCCACCACGCCTGCGGCAGCATTCCCTAGGTCAACCGCTACATCCCCCATTGCTTCCTGAAGTGGATCCATGAGGGTCGCAATTTCACCGAAATTCGAGAAATTAGCGAAAAACTTCTCCTGAATATCCTCCCCTAGCTCACCGAACCGCTCTCGGAGGGAGAGCAGGTCACCGGCAAACTCCCGGGCGGCGGGGGAAAGATGCTCAAGGGCTGGGCCCAACTCTTCAATAGTTTTGGCCTCTAGGACCTCATTTAGCCCTGAGAATGCGGTTTTCAGCGTGCCCACACCCAGCGCCGCGGCGCCTAAGCCTGATGGCCCCATGGCAGCCGCCAGCGCACCGACCTGGGCCACGCCCGGACCCAGCGCCTGCACTAGAGAAGCTACGTGAGCCGCCAGCCCAGCAATGCCGGCGGTGGCGCCGCCAGCAACCGCGGAAATCTTCCCCAAGCCCGCTGAAACGGCACCCACCGGGCCCATAATTGCTGATAACCCCGACCCAAACCGGGACAATCCGTCTTTCACATCAAGATCAACATTGACCTTGGCGTGTTGAGCTGCGGCAATGCATGCGGCTTTTACCCGGGCGATAAACCCGGGTGAATCCACATCCATATCCGGGCGGAGCGGAGGGAGGATTTTTTCGGCGTCTTTGATAGTCCGGTTCGCTTCGCGGGCGATTTTCCCCGGATCACCTAATTGCGGCTCAATCCGTATCGCGTCGATAGCGGTTTCAACAGCCCTGATTGATGCTTTCGCAGACTGGACCAATTCGGTGGAATCAACATCAGCATCAACATCAACTTTTGCGAACTCTTGCACTGCCTGAACTGCGGAATTAATTTTTTCCACTAATCCATGCTGGTCAAAGTCGGCAGCAATTTGGATATCTGATTTGAGGAAGCCGAAAGCCCCGACCTCATCAATCGCCTTACTGAGGCGATGCCTGAGATCCTCGGTATCAATTTCGGCGGGAATATCAATTGCGTGCGTAGCACTTTGCGCGTGAAGGACTGCTAGATGCGCTGCACTTTTAGCTTTTTTGGCTAATTTTTGCTCGTCAATTGTGGTCTCAACGTTGATTTTGCCAGCGGCAGCCTCTGCGGATTCCACAGCCTTGTGGGCAGCCGTAATGATTTTCGGCTGGTCTATTAGCGCTTCAACATTGATATTTCCGGCGGCATTATTCGCGGCTTCAACAGCACGGCTAGCTGAGGCGATGAGAGAACTTAAATGTACGCTGGCTTCAACATTGACTTTAAAAATTCGGTCGAGTTGGTCAATAGCTCGTTCAGCGGAGTTCCGAAGCGCTGCGGAGTCAATTTCAGCACGAACCCTGAGCTTGGTTTTGTGCTCAATATTGAGGAGATTATCTTTGAGTTTTTGCGCAAAGCCCTTGGTGTCGGGCATGATTTTAACGTTTGCAGCGCCAATTGTTCGGCCCATGCCCTTGGTGGCCATATACTATCCCCCCGATAGTTATTTAGTACAGTTGTTCGACTCCGCTACCCGCTGCTAGTCGCGCCCGCCACGCAGCCAGCGTGCGTTCGGCCTGTTTGCGCTCTTGCACCTTATGGCCTGGGAAAACCTTGTACTGGTTAAAAGATGTTCGTTTTTTTCCGTCACTATTTGCCTGCATTACACGTAATGCTTCTACAGAATTACGCAGGTCAAACAGGACCCAATCCGATTTGCTCCAAGCTTGCCCTTGTTTTTCACCCATCATTCGGGCGAAGAGCCGGGATTCTTCCGGGAGCCCTGCAATAAGTAGCAGGACTTCTTTCACCCCCCATTCCCGTATGACCTGCGTAAAACGTAGATTATAGAATTGCTGGAAGTCCGGCACGAGTGCTGAACCGAATTTTTGCACATACGTGCGCAGGCAAATTAGTTTCCCAGCGATTCCAAGATTTCGGAGAATTTTTCCATAATGAATGCAATGCCGTCATTTAGAGACAATGATTCTAGAAATTCCTGCATTTCAGCTCGGTCTTCTGCATTATCCAGCACCATTTCCTGGGCCTTTTCTACGGATTTATGCATCGCTTCCATGCTCTGGGAGCTCATATTCTCGGAGTCGAACCCTCGTGCGATTGGGCCTAGCTCTTCTGATAGCATAAGCGCTTGAGCATAGATTCCTAGAGTGCTAGCGGGAAGCATATTGGAGAAATCCTTGAGCTGCGGAGCATCTTCTCCCCAAGAATCTTCGTCATCCTCGTAGTACTCTTCGATTACTGGTTCTGGATCAGTCACGGCTTCAGCTGGGAAATTACCAGTAAAATCAAAATCGTTTACGCTACCCGGCGCCCCATGCTGGTTGCCATAGGCTCCGTTATTCGGTTGAGCGGGTTGCTGCTGCTGATTGCCGTAACCGCCGGGGAAATAGTTAGTTGGTGCCGGATTCGGGTTAAACCGCGGCGGTTCTTGCTCCCATTGTTGTTGTGGCTGGTGTTGGGAGTTAGGGTTACCGCGGTTTTGGTTCCGCGGCTGGTTGTTGCGCTTCTTTTTGCCGGTGCCAGTTGCGCGGCGCTGTTTACGATTCTGGCGGTTATTTGGGTTTGCCATATTGTTCTCCTTGGATCAGAAAGGCGGGCGTCACCAATAATCATGGTTGACGCCCGCCCGGGATATCTATTACGCGACAATCACCCTACACCATATCTTTGTGCATGATAGTGCCCTTAGATTTGCCGGTGATTTGCAGGATATCGTATTTCACACCCATCTTCATAAAGTCCTCGTTACTGGTTTCTATGGAGCCATCAGGAGAGGAAGAGGCAAACCGATAGTGCAGTACCAGGGGTCCGCTGCTATCAATAAATACGATCAGAAGAGATACTTCTACCGGAATATAGTTGGCGGGAATCGAGAATTGTTTTTTAGTGGTATCGACGGTACCATCTCGGCCAAACCGGTGCTGAAGAGGTTCCTTAGTCCATTGGGCATATTTGACTACAACGGAATCTTTGGATTCAGTTTTTGTTTTCCGTAGCGCTGGGTTTTCCCATACCCCCTTAACCTCACCACCGGAGATATCGGAGTTGATACCTGGTAGCGAGTCCAGAGCCGTATAGCCAACTGGCGTGAAAGTGCCAGCGTTTTTAGTGGTGTCCTCAAGCCATTTTGTGATAACCGTCAGCTCTGGGCAGTCGGTATCTTTCGGGGCGATAAGTACTGCCCCTTGTCCCGGAATAAATACGGCATCGTCTACGTATGCCATGGTTATTGTCCCCTATCCCCCCTGACAGTCAGGGTGTATGTAGCAGAAATTTGCTCGACCCCTGACGGGTTATGCGGCGCAATCCGCAGAGGTTCACTATCCGCTATCACGATAGCCACGCCGGTAGCAGGATGGTCACTAAGCGACAAAACCGCCTCCTGAACCATATCCGCCATATCAGCTACCTGGTCGTAATCAGGCCCCAAAACGGTCACGGATATCTGGGATTCGAAAAGCATTCGATTCCATGGCATGCGAGTGGTCGGCGCCATTCGAACAGGCGTGACCAATGTTGTTATCACTCTTGGACTCAACCACGCATCTATAGATGCCGTAGCATGGCTCTCCGGCACGGTTTCGTTGATGTGTTCAACAACCCGTTTGATGATATCCGGGCGGGTGTGTTTGGGTGTCATCTCAGTTGGCCTATGGATCGTAGGAGTATGAATTTCCCTGGTACGAATTTGCCGAGTTCGCCACCTTTTTTTTGTGCGAAATGCCCGTATTCGATAGCGAGAGCGGCGGGGTGGCTGTTGTACACATATCGGTCGGTAACGCCGCCTTTGCTGCGGGCGGTGCCGATTTTGAAATTTTGGGAGTATTCACCGGTGCGGTGGTGTTGGGCGGCGGCGGCTTCGGCTTTGGTTTTGATTGCGGCGGCGGCTTCGTCGAGGATGCCGGATTCGGCGGCAAGTTGGGCCATCTGCCGCCCGGTTTTCATGTATATTTTCGCCACGGTGACGTTAAACCCCCTTGGTTTGGGTTGCCTGTTTGAGGCGTACTACGGTTCTGGCGGTGAGTCGTGAGCTGGTAAAACGTTCGGGTTCCCCGACAATGTTGTATAGCATGCCGTTACTGTCCAAAACCTGGGATAGTGAATCCCCCGGGAAAGTCCGGCAGAGGAAGTTTTTCATCGTGAGTACCTGGGTTTCGCCGGCGGTGGCCACGCCTAGAATCTCATCTGTGGTTGAGGGTTGGATTCTCCCCCAGCATTCGACTCTGCCGGTTTCTACTGGCACTAGGCGACCGTGCCGCCCTATTTGATTTTCCCGGAGTATCACCGTGACTTTATCTGTGGCGTGGGTTTTATGCCGCAGGCTCACCAGATCACCTGACCTTGCCGATTCTGGCGCATGTCACCGCGGTAGGTGCTGATAGTGCCAAAGCCCTTGATTTTAGTTGTGTTGGTGGCGTAATCCCGGAGGATTGCCAGCTGATCGGGTGTGAAGATTTCCGATTTCGTCACTGATGAATCGAGACCGTAGGAGTAGCTGCCGTCTGATTCGCGGGTAAAACGGTCCGGGTTGGTATAGAGCCGGCGGGCGGCTATGGCGAGTACCGGCACCACGCCCGCCGGCAAATCTTCAGGCTGTCTCCATGTTTGTTTTGTTTCGTGGAGTGCCGCGGCGCTTACCATGTCGATCACCCAGGCGGCGAATCCGGTATCGAAAGTGGCGGCTTCCTCCTGGGGGAGGGAGCGCTTTAGGTCGTCACTGGATATAAGTTTCACGGTGGCCATGGGTGATCTCCTTATTTAGTGGTTAGGGTCCGGCGGGTGCGGGGGTTTTCGGCTCTTCCATGCCTTCCTTGCCGGTCAGCTTCACGATGCGTTGCAGGTCGAGCACTTCCGCTTTGGCGAACGTGTCGATAACGGCACGGTCTTGGAGTTTATCCACATCGTAATCATGCAGGTAGCGGAGGCTAAAGCCGTCTTGGGAGATCGTGGCGGAGAAAGCGGCGCCCTTCGGCGGGGCGCTTACCCGGCTGGCAAGGGTGATAGCGTCCATCTTGTAGGCATATGCGGCGTAGGCATCAATAACGTTGTCCTCTACAACTGTGAGTCCGTAGAGGCGACCTAGGATATTCTCGCGGAGGAGCCCATCGGTGCCGGCTTCGTTGACCTTGGTGAGGCTTGGGGTTGCCCGGAGGGCTGCTGCCCAGCCGGCGCCTACCACAAGATAACGGTCTTGGGGTTTCACGCCGCGGGAGTTCAGCAGGTTTACCGCGTAGCGGATTGCCGGGAGCACACCGCTGTGGTCGTCTGCTTTCAGGTTCTCGTTCTTGAATCGGGTACTCAGGCCTAGGCCCATGCCGTTGAAAACCTTATCGGCGGCTTTCAGATCAGCGGCATTGTCGTAGGCGGTGCCGTCTGTGGAGAAAAGCTTGTTTTTTGCGCCCCGGTCTTGTGCGGTAAGGCCTGCTGGTACAGACTCGAACGCTTTCACTACTTCGTTATTTAGGGCGTCTGCTACGGTCTCCGCCATGGGGGCGATGACTTGGGTTTCCATGGCGGTGAGGTCAAACGTGACGAAATTGTCCGGCAGCTTCACAGCCTGGTAGATCTGATCAGTGATCTTCATGCTGCGGTATGGTTCGTACAGGTCAGAGTAGGTGATTGACCGGTCTGCTGCACGATCTGCCGCAGTGTATACCCGTGCGTCAGCCATGTACACCGGGGATTTAATGGTGATAGCACCACCACGACCGGGGATAAAATCTTGGGAGAAATCCTGATTCACGATCCGCGAGAGCGTGGAACGGTTCCGAACCGCCGCGAGTGTGGAGCGCGCAATCTGCGGCTCAGTATATAGCATATGCATTATATATGTCCTTAGCTTAGGTTTTAGCGTTTGTAAATACGTTCACCAATCTTGGAAAGATCGGTTTCATCTTCGGGTTTGGTGCCGCGACTGTCTTGGGCTAGACCGTCGAAAAAGCTTTTCCGCTTCGTACCGGGGCTTGGCTTTTGAATACTGCTGAGGGCTTCCGCTAGGCGCTTCGCATCTTCTTCCATTTCTTCATCTGTATTGCCCCGCACCCATTCGGATAATTCAGCAGGAACACCGGCTTTTTTGGGGATTTCGTACTGCCGTATCTTTTGTTCAGATTCTTTGGCACGCTGCCGGAGCGTTTGGTTTTCCCGATTCAGCTTGTGGATCTTCTTCAAGGCGTTTTCTAGGTCACTGCCGGTTTCAGTGTCGCCTCCTGGGGCGGAACTCTTGCCGTCAGTGGCGTCTTCGCTTGATTCTTCCTGCTGTCCAGCGGCGGAATCATCCTGAGGTTCTGCCGCATTGCCAGCTTCGGCGGCGCCTGATTCCGGGGTTGAGTCGGCGCCTCCTGGGGCGGCGGTTTCTTCTCCGTTATCTTCTGCGGTTTCCGCTTCCACATTTTTGCCGGCGGGCTGGGTGGCGGAGGTAGCCGCCTGGGCTTCCCCCGCCTGGTTTCCATTTTGGTATTTTTCGACAACTTCTTCGATCAGCTGTAATACTTCTTCACGAGTCAAGACTATGATCCCCCTCTTTATGTCCCCCGTCACAGAACCGCTCCGGGCGGTTATTGATGGTTATCTACATACTGGCAGCGTGTTTCCTGTACGACTCGATACGCGACAAAAGTACTTTTCTCTGGTGTTTTAGGCTGAAAAGGTTTACGTCACGGTCAGCCGCTCCGTGGGCTTTCATAACCGCAATTTCTTTCTCCACACCTTCAAGGCGTTTTTGCAGGTCAGCAACCTGTTTCAGGTAGTCGTCCTTCGTGAATCCCACAATTGGGCTTGCCACCCATGGATTATTTTTCTTTTTCTTCTTCGGCCTTTTTGTCCCCTCAGACTCCAAAGCCCCTTCATAATCGTCAGGTAAGGTTTTTGAATCCCACCACCTACGCCACGCTTTGAAAGAGTCCGGCTGCCCAGCGGCAACTTCTGCCCACTCCCAAGCCAACCGGTCACCAATCCCAGGAAGGCGAATCTTCCCGGCGCGCTCGTACACGGGTTCGAGCGTGCAACCGCAATAATCGTGCACTTTAAATTTTCCATCACCGATAAATCGGCTGTTAGCGGCTTTGAAAGCGTCACTTCGGTATAGTCCGGTGCCGTCTGGTAGGAATCCGGTGTACGAAACACCACGGCTAGCTAGCATGGCGCAAAACGCACATGGTTTCGAATCGAGCACCCGGGCATAGCCGATTGGGCCTTTCCCATGCTCGACGTCGTGGATGATGGCGCGCCTTCCGCCATCTTGGGCTATTTTTTGAGCTTTCGCGGCTACGGCTTTCGCGGTTTTCTGCGTGACTTCGTTGCTGGTCAGGGATTGTTTCACTGCGATTTTCGCGGTGGCCCTGATTGACACGATAACCTGGTGCACGGCTTCGCTGGGCTGGTAGGTGTCGGTGCCGAAATCTATTGGTTGCCTATTGCGCTTCGGCACTTCAGCATCCCGGAAGTCGACCATGTAGTTTTCGGACAGGTGTTCGGAAACTGCACGATATTGGAGTATTCGCGGTACGATTTCTTCCGCGATTCGGATAGCGGAGTCGTCGATATCGCTAATTTTAAACAGTCGTAGCACTACTTCTATAACCCAGTTGACTAGGCGTTCTGCTAGTGTGGCTTGGGCTATTCGGTGGTTTTCGGTGAGCTCTCGACCCCGGTTGGTTTTAGCCACCGGTTACCTCATCTTCGTTTCGTGCCGTTTGCCGCTGGAATAGAGCGTTCATTGGGTCGGATTCGAGTTCTTCGTCAGCTAGGCGTTCCCACTCTTCGATGGTAGAACGTTCGATATTGGGGATGAGAGGCCAGAGGGCACGCTTCGGCACACCCAGCATTTGGGCGGCTTTCCCTAAGGCATCAACTGCTTGGCTCATGGACCTGATTTCCGTATCTTGCCAAGTCACACGCAGCATCGGATCGTCTGCCAGCTCTGCTAGCCCGGCGTGGTCAGCAATAATTTGGAGCAGCGTATCGTACGAAGCGCTGGCGTTTGCCTTCCGCTCTGATACCTTCTGCATGAGGGGGCCCCGGGCGGCGGCAAGCGCTTCAGGTGTAAGATTGCTCATTTGCCCGGTAAGGGCGTGAGCGGGTGTTTGAGATACTGCCGCGAGAGCCTCAATATCAGATTTGAAGGATTCCACGAACGGTTCTAGCGCTGTAGCGTCTAGCACGCCAAACTTGGTCTCTGGGTCATCTGAGACCAGCATATCTTCTTGCGCTAATTTGATTTTCAGGTGATCTGTGGCTATCTCATCTGGCTGATCCGTGGGGTCTCCGTCCTGATCTTTAAGAACCGGCAGATCAAGCCCCGTGACAGTTTTCACTTTCCAGGAGTTGAAGTGTTGGGCAAGGAGCCGGTCATAGGTAGTTTTATTTATCCGCTGAGCAGTAGGGATGAACGGTTCAACCTCCCCTATCACATTGCCGTCTAGGTCTTCCTGGTTAGCAAACCTGACGACCGGCACGTAATCCACGTCCAGTTCTTCGTAATTGAGGATAGCGTATTCGGAAGAAAAGCCCGTTTCATCACGGGTAATAGTTCCGGGATTGGGGTTTTCCCCGATATCGTATCGGACACCAGGGAAGAATAATGACCAATAGATGCGCCCGCCATTTGAATATTCGTATAAAGCCGCCGCCGGGCGATGGTCGAAACTGCCAGTATCTCCGTATTCCACAGCCATAGTGCAGGGAGAGAGAAGCCGAACCAAGGGTATTTCATTATCATAATAATTGTGCGTCACCAAGGCATATGAGTGCCCATAGGCGATAAAACAGCGATGGTTAGCAATCTGCCGCGAGTGTAATTTATTTGCCCGCCAGATACGCCAAAGCTCAGAGGTATGGCCTTTACTAGAATAAATGTTATCGACAAACATGGCTTGGGTCACGTTGTCTACCACGAGTTTTAGCCATGGAGTGCGGGAAAGCATGGATAGGCCTTTATGTTCCGTTGTTGCTTTCCGGGGCAGTTGAAACCCCACTTCCAATTCGGGGCGCAGCCACGAGTTGATGTTTGTTACCTGCTGTTTTTGAATTTTGAGTTTCTGAAGCATGCGCTCGAACGTCTGTAAAACTTCAACAGCTTGGAACAGTGCTAGATCCTCTACGCTCATTTATGCGACCCTCCCACGACGTTTCTTGATTGGCTCCATGCTCAGCCCCCGCAGCGCCAACGTCACGGCACGTAGAGGCTCTACAGGTATTCCACCAAACGCTTGCCACGTCCACGCTGTACGCGACGCTCCGACCGGGCGGCGGCGGGCTGTATAAGCGGCATCATCTAGCATTGGGTGAGAACCATGTAAAAGCGTGGGCTCGAAAACCAAATTTTCATCAAGATTCACCAGCCGGTCATAGAAATCAGCACTGCCGGCGGTGAGGTCCCGGGTGGTGGCCAGCGAGACAGGTATGCCCGCCGCCGATAGCCGCGGCACCATAGCTGAAGCACCTGAATAGGAGTCAATGACGATACCTGCTACCGGCTTTGATTTTTTCACAAGAGCGTGCAGTAAATCCTGCACTTTCGCCACTCCGTTTAGGGCGTCGATGATCTCGACAATCACTCTGCCGTCGTTGAGTAGAGCAGCACCCGCCACAAACGCTTTGGAACGATCCTGGGTGATCTCCAGAGCTAGGGAGCGCTTTTTCACTCGGTAATTCTGGAAAATTTCCTTGGACACCACGGCACGATCCCATAGATCAACGCCAATAACGGCATCGGCTGAATTGTCAGCCCACACGCCTAGGCGCTCCCGCTGGTATTGCTCTTCACCCATGATTGACAGTTCGACTTCTCGGACCCAATCCCACGAAATCAGATAGCCTAAGGACGGGTTGGATTTTTGAACGGCTTCACGGCTGCGCCAATCTATCTTTTTGATATCCACGGACCATTCAAAAAACACCAGATGCTTGTTCTCCTCTGGTCGTTCTGTGGCGTCCTCACGAAGGCTTTTCAGCACGGTGGAGTAGTCGAAACCGGTTGACGATGTGAACCAAACCTGGGCGTTTTCACGAGTAACCATGACCGGCAACAGGTCGGAAATCAGCTCCTCCGACACTGCGAAAGCCTCGTCAATGATTACCAGGTCACCCTGTAAACCACGCCCTGAGGTGCGCACTCGGGATAGGAAATCCAGTCGGCGACCGTCCTTGAGGATGATTGCCGTTTCCCGCGAATCGGGCATGCGGGCGACCATATCCATCCACTCAGGTACGGATTCAATGATCTGCCGGATAGCTAAATATTCAGCGTGAGCTGTTTTAAACAGGTGGGCTGAAAATACAAGCTTTTCCTCACCAAATAGGAAAAGCCCAGCTAGCAGGCGCGCCCTGACAAGGGCATTTTTCCCATTTTGCCGCGGCACGATCAGGCATACGCGAAACGCTTGCCACCGACCAGTGACGGGATCCTCCGCCATGGCGTTATTGGCCACGATTTGCTGCCACGGCATGAATTCCAGCCCGGCAATGCTGGCGATATCGGCTAAGTCTTCCCCGGCGGTTGATTCCCATTGCGGAGCATGGAAATACCGTGGGATCTGCTGCCCAATCTCTTCATCATGCCGCGGATTAAATAGAGATTCTGGCACCTCTAGCCGTGGATCCGCTGGATCCGCTTCTAGGACTGCTGTGGTCACGACATCGTGGCTTTCTTCTTCGCAGCTTCCCGGCGTGCTGCCCGCTTTGCCTGTAGCTGATCCATAATGCTGCTGGATTCACTGATAGCTTTAGCGGGTTTGAGGACGCCTATTTTCCCTAGATTGATAGTCATAGCGGCTTGAAGCTGGCGGGCTTCGGCAATCATGTTATTCACGACGACCTGAATTTGGACCTCCCCATCGGCGGTTTCGATTGGGTCCCCCAGCTCAAACCACAGACTACTTGATGACGATAGGGCGCCGGCTAGCCGGTCGAGTCGGTCTTTCATTCGGCATGCTTCCATGAGGATGATATCCCCTACGGGGTCTAGTTCATATGCGCTTTTGATCTCGCGCCATAGTTTTTTCCCGGAATCGCGTAGATAGCCGTCTTGTAAGGGGTCGTACTCCCTCTTGCTCTTGCGATGTGGTGCGTTTTTCTTTTCCGGCTTCGGCGTTGTGGATTCGTTATTGTCTTTCTTGGGTCGCCCGCGCTTCTTCGTGGTGACTGGCTTGGTTGGTTGCCCGGCGCGCCGGGCTTTCATGTATTCGGCGGCGGCGTGGCGGCATTTCTCGCAGCTTTCTTCTCCGTGGCGTTGGTGTTGCCGGTAGCCGGATACTGTGCCGCATTTTGCCCGGTTTTTCGCGGGTTTTTTCACGCCTCCCCCTCATGGTGTTTCGTTGCTGATTGCTGTTAACCACTCCTGACTGGTTAATGGCGGTTTTCGGCTTTCATCAGCTGTTTTACAGGTTTAACACGGTGTGATTTTAGGGGAATTTTTTTCGTGTTAACCCCTAGGCGACATGCCCGGCGCGAATGTGTATCGCATTACCGGGAGGTGAGAGGATCCGGGGCGGCGGGGGGTACCCCCCAGGGTGCCGCATGGGGATTCGCCATGGTTTGGTTGCGACCTGGGGTTTTGCGGTTCACCAATCGAGGAGCGTGTCAGTCGCCCGGCGCCTACCGTCTGAGCGTTCGGAGTTGCATTTTCGGTGTGCTGGTCGGGTTTCACCCATCAAGCCGCCTCCGGTGGCGAGTGCGATAATGTGGTCGAGCGTGAAAGCCATCTGGTGGGATACGGGTAGGGCCATGTCGATAGGATCACCGCAAATCCAGCAAACAGCTTTCGAGGGGTCGCGCTCTAGCTGCCGTCTGACTCGTTTGACTCGCTCACGATACTGATGTGTGACTTTTCTCACGTTACGCTGTTTGCCCATGGCTCAGCCCCTCTAGGTATAGCTTGGTTGCGTACGATGCTTGCAGCTTTTCCCACGTTGGCCTGCGAACATATCGTGATCGAAGCCCTTTGATGCGCCAAATGGTGTCCTTGGGAAGCCCAACGATTTTCCCTATTTCCCGGAGCGAGAGATCAAGCGGAACGATCTTCGCCAGCAGCTCCAGCGCTTGGGCGATAGGCACAGTACCGCCTCGTGGTGCTGGTGGTAATCGGCGGCTCAGGAATTCCTGGTGGTGGCGGGCGCAGAGCCCAAGGCTTGCCGAATCATTGGCGATTGCCGGTAGGTGGCAAGTGATGTGTAAGCATTTGCTGGGCATTTCCCCCCCGTGGCGGTGCGTGTGGTACCATGGATCGTGTTTCTCCAATCCCCCCGCTAATAATGGCGGGGGTTTTGGTATATACAGTGGCGCCTGGTGCGAGTCC